CCGAACAAAACGCCCGGAGTCGATTTAAGCAATTTAGTAGTACAAGGCTGCTAACACCCTTAATTCGCCAATATTACCGTGGTAATAAAGGATAATACTTGTTCCCGACAAAGACTTTTACGGGTTGTATGCATCGTGCAAGCACGCTGCAATACAGTAACAAGCTGTTACTTATAAACTGTACGTAAGTAGGAGCGTAGTATTCCTCGCTCTGGTTCCAATTGGCAACCGTCTTACATACCCTCTCAACCCTGGTAGGATTATCAATACTCCTATCAATAACTTCTCCAAGGTGATCGTTACTCAACAACTGACTTATGCCACCCCGTAAAAAGGGAAACATAGAACTTCCGGCCGTGGTCAAACTCACACATTTTTTATTTACAGTGGGAGTTAGACTACTATATTGATAACTACTCATCATGGTTCTCTGTCTTTCAACAGATGGCCATGCCTCATAGCAATCATGATCGTGAGCAATGCGTGTGTATGAACACACCACTTGCGATCTATAGTAAAAGGATTTGTCAACCAAAGCAATACTAACTATAGACCTACGCCAATCACTCGGCATAAATCTAATGGCTGCTTCGGGCACACGTAGACCTTCATGTGGACCGCTGTTAAGCGGAACAAGGATTTTACTATTAACAGCTCCTAGGAGTAAAGTGATAGTATTATCCAATTTTACAGAATGCCGTGCGCTCCAATCAATTAAACGATTGATAGCTGAATAACGATGGCAATCGTCATATAAATCTTCCAGATAAATAGGACGTACATCGTAACCTGAAAAGTAATCTCCGCCACATGACTCCCTAAAGAGCATATGACTGAAACACTTCTTTTCATTCGGTTGCATTTTTAAACATCTGAGAGTCTTAACTATATAATCAAAAGCTGTAACGTCAACGATAATATCGTCACCGTACACTCCATATGTAGGAGCTCCATTCAATTCTAGAGGTAAGCCTAAACGATAATACACCGCTCTTACGAGGGCGCAAAAGAATATCGTCTGCATTGGAAAACAATAAGCATTTCCCATTGTTGCCATCATATGTAGATCGACGACCTGCTTTTTATCACCCTTAAACATCGACGCACTGAGTTGCTTTGATCGACACATTTCCATGTAGTTAAACAATGGAACTGGAAAACAATACTTTATCAGCATTGTTCCGATCAAATCAGATGCGCTAGAAAGGTCAATTGTGCATGGACGAAGTCTCCTTCTATTAAGTGAGTGATCATAAATATCCAAGTTATCATGCATACTCCCCTTGCGGGCGAGAGCACGATTTTTATCTTGTTGAGTAGCTAGATCGATATGCATAAACTTCAGCATACCTCTTAAGCAACTCTCAACAGGAAACTGTAATATTAAATCACCATTCAACTGAGGAGCTATCAACCGCGATATATCATACCTTTTGAGTACAAAAGTCGCTTTTATGACTGACCGCATACTTGCCACGTAATTCGGCAAATCGTGCATTGGCTTCCATATCTTACGTAGTACTTGTAAGTATTTCAAACCAAGTTCAGAACTAACGCTCCATTTCTCACGATACTTCTCGAGAACAGAGACACCCTTAACCCCACAACAGGATCCAGGACCGCTTGAAAAACCCGCAATGGGAATAAGTGAATTTTCATCACTTCCTCCCCATGCAAACTCGAATTTTTCAGACTCAGCATGCTTCCAAAAAGCTTTTTCAATATCTTTCTGGATTAAATCGAGTGTGATCATAACATCTCTATCGAGATGCTCAAAATTTTCATTCTGTTGACCACATTCGAGGTTAGCCTGTTTGAAGACTTCCCAACATGCTTTGTTGCGTTCAACCTCGTGTAAACTATACACAGAGTCACCAACAAACTTTTTACCAAAGTCCATCAATTGTCTGATAATAGCTATATCACGTGGTGTGACATCATTCCTCAAGCTACTAATTCTATAGATAGCATTGATATCTGGTGCCAACGAACAAAATACGGTTAATGCTGCAGGCGATAGCTGCTTTGAAAGCTCATCGCGCAGTGTGTCAGTTAATGTATCAAAGAGCATTTTACTCATTGTATTTCTCCACTATTGTGATAGAATTTAATCACCCTGGTAATTAATACCCCAGTAGATCAGAAATCCCGAAGCAAAATATCGCGTCGGATACTACAACGTGCTTAACTAAGAGCAGTGTTACCAATAAAACGGCAGCACCACTTAAGGCCAGTAACCCCAACAGGGCGACAAACCTAATATAGTCCATCACGTAAAGCAGTAATGATTTCTTCTTTCTGGTCGTAAAGCGCTGCTATAAATAACAAGACAGACGCTTCAACGTTGGGGCGATCATAAGTCATGGCACCGGCAGGAATAGGTATATCCATCGTAATGGGTATAATTTCAACCTGACCAGCTGCGACGTTTGCACTGCCGCGGCCAATAATCCGAGTAACATTTTTCGGAACCCGTGCGTATCTGCCCGTAGTAACATTATAGCCAGACGCCTGCTGATTAACCGCAGGTTTCTTAACTATAAATTGCTTTGGAGCGTCAACAGTATGGGTGTTAACACCGGTCTGTGTTCCGCCAATTGCAGAAACGACAAACGCTTTTGAACGTAAATCTGTTGCCATGTCGGCAACAAAAGTATACGTCGCAGCTGTAAGTCCTCCTGCGGTTATGGCGGCTGTAGGGCCAGTTACATTGATGGTCATGATAGTCTCCCGACTTTAAGTTTAAAGTATTGCTGACATTTTTCGTGTTAGCGTATGGATGAAAAATTTCGTGCGTGTCCATTAATGACAGCCACTGAAACTGAGAGTGTGTTAAATAGTTGGCCCCAGGACGGAGTCATCAACCTTAATTCAACTCTAGCTTGTGGAATTGTTATGGGGTCACGGTAGAAATTCATGAAGGTGAGCGCTTGATGAAGGTGACATTGAGTCACACATTCACTGCGTTCGAAGAACGGAGATACAGCACGAGTATCAGGAGTCAAACGACTTTCTAATAGCCAATACTGCCTAGCTGTTGTTTTAACAGACTGGTATAAAGTCTCCGGATTCATTTTTGCTAGACTGTTACTCAGGTTACCCAAATACTGCCCAATGTTGACGAAGTAGTCAGCAATGAAGGACAAGTACGTAAGTTCCCACAACGTTGGTATAATGTTATTACCACTAAAACCAAGTTGCTGTTTCCAATCATCGCGGTTTGATGGTCCCAACAGCAGTCCGCCAACCCAGGCATCTGTACGCCACTCTGTTACGAGTGAGACGTCATATCGCCCAAATTCAGCATGTGTTGAAGACACTACGAAGACTTTGTTTTTCTCTACGCTACCAATAGAAGAACTGACCTGAAAATCATGGCCGGAAATTTTACTGCGAGCGACGTGAGAATCCATTTTATCTTTCAATAGTGTTGAAGCATCTTCAAATAACAACATAAGAGGGGTCCACCCGTAGGTATATTCCAAGTACATTGAATTTAAATCTAGTACCAACTGTTTTAAGGTGGTAAGCTTCTTGCCATCACGCAGCGCGTTATTCAGAAGACGAATTGCTCTTCTTCGTAACTTGGCATTATCTTTGATAAACTTCTCAGCAAAATCTGCCAGTTGTTTAGCTCGGTGCCCTACTAATGCTGCGGTTTTGTGAAGTTCGGCTATTTCGGTAGGCGCTTCTACGATCACGTTTTCAATGTGTCGTTGAAATTTTGACTTAGCGTTGTTTAAAGCCAGAGCACGAAGCTCAGGATTCATACCAACGAAAGTTGCCCAAGACATGCCGCCATTCACATGGTGAACTAAACCGAGACTACAGTCTTGTCCACCAAGCCACGCCTTCGCGGGTGGCCCAGGATAAGGATATCGCCACTTACCCGAGTATACTACACTACTGTGTAGCCCACCTTGCATAACACGTCGCGCATAAGGATTTACCGGTAAAGGTAAACCGAGCGCTTCGTATTCTCGCTTGAGGGCATAGAAACCAGGAGTTTTATGTACATCCTGTTCGTCTTTGTTAAATATTTGAAGATATTTTGTATGACGCTCTTTCCAAATCCTGCCTTTCGGCAGAACGGTGAGTTCCGTCCAATCCATCATATCAATTACTTCACGAGACATTTCTTTTACCTACAGAGGTGGTTATTAAATAAACACTGAGTGCGATTTATCTCAGCATTCAATTTCATGATAATACTATCCGTTGTCACGGACAACACTATTCACGCCGGGTTGATAACCGGGGTTGAGTCTAGGGAGTAACATCCCTAGTATAAAAATCTAACGGGTGCCTGTTACAACACGCACTAGATAGATAAGCACCTCAACCAATGTGAGTCGAGCCACATGCACGCATGTGGT